CATACGCACAAACGGAGCTGTTGTCATACGCACAAACGGAGCTGTTGTCATACGCCTCGACGGGGAGCAGATACTTTTTGTTCACGACTGCACGCTTGGCCGGGGTGCCGAACTTTATGATGATTCTGCCGCTGTAATCTACGGGTATCGCGTCAAGCTCGGCTTGACTGGTAACTATTTTTTCGTTCATATGTGTTCTCCTTAAATGTAATTTTTCCCAAACCGCGCCCGGAACTCGTCCTCGCTCCAGCCGTAGTGCCGCATTGCCACGCGTTGCCCCTGACGTTTGAGCAGCGCATCAAGCGCGGCGTCCTTGTGGTGCAGCGTCATGTGGCAGTCGTGGCAGAGCAGCACCCAGAGCCCCAGCGCCTTTGATTTTTTGCGGAACGCGCCGTGAAACACCTCGTGCCGGTCGAGCTTGCCGCACTGCGTTGCGCAGTAGTAGCAGCCCGCGATGTCCTGCACGATCGACGGTGCATAGCCGTTGCGGTCGAGGGTAACGCCGTATTCGTTCTTCATTTCCACTCCTCCAGCAACGATCTGATTTCCTCCTCCGGCCGCGTCTCGATGCCCAGCGCCCGCGCATCCTGTATGAGGCCGTCTATCAGCATGGCCATCTGGCGGGTGTCAAAATCCGAGCTGCCGTAGTAGATATACAGGTTTGTGCAGCCCTTGATCCTGCTTGGCTCGCGCTCAACACGCCGCCCTATGTGGTCGCGTGTCCAAAGCCGCTCCATGCTGTCAACGGCCTTGTCCTGTACGCAAAGTACCTCGCAGATGTTCGGCACGTTCTTCAGCGCCTCGCGGTACACCGTCTCCGGCGTCTCGCGTACGGCAAGCGCTATGTCGTTGATGAGCCGCCACGCGTATGCATTGGCGTTGAGGCTGCGTTTCTTCTTGGCGGGGGAGATGTCATATTCCCCCGGCTTGAAGCCGTACACAAACCGCCTCGCGTCCGGCACGGAGGCCGTCAGCACGAGCTCGCCGCCCTGCATCTTGGCGCTGTCAATTCTCATGTCAGCCTCCAGTTCTCCGGCGACGTCTCGAAGCAGTACCCGTTTTTCGAGCGTTCATAGATCCTTGAGCCTATCGCCTCGTCAATGTCCATGATCGCACCTATCGTGCGTTCGCCGCTGATAATCGTGCGTTTCCGCGCATTATAGCGTGCGTTCAGCAGCTCGAAGGCGACATTCAGGTCACCGTCGGACACCGACCTGCCCTTGAGAAAATCGTCGATATACAGGACGTCGACGTTCTTCAGCAGGTTCATGCGCTCACGATAGGCGGCGGCGTCATTCACAAGAGCTTTCAGCTCACGGACTTCATCGCGCCAGAGCATATAGCGGCAGTCCTTGCCGGATTCCATGAGCTTGCCGACGATGGCGGTGCAGATATGGGTTTTGCCGCTGCCGGGGCGACCGACGACCACGAACCACTCGCTGCGTGACTCGGCGACATACCGCAGCGCCGCAGCCTTTATGGCCGCAGTTTTTTTATCAGGCGTTTTGAAGGCGGCGAAGGTATACCGGCTCAAGACGTCCGCAAGACCGCTGCGCCTGATGCGCATGGCGTTCCTGCGCTTCACGGCGCACTCACACTCGGACACCGAGATTTCAAAACTGCCCGGCGCACGGTGAATTATCTGGCCGCTGTCATGACAGAGCGGGCAGCGGTATTCAGGCGTCGTAAGTGATGCCCCATTTGCTGTCGCTTCGCTGCGCTTCTTCTCGATCCACGCCGCGAGGCTGACTCCTACGGTTTCCATCGCCGTCCTCCTTTTCCCAAGTTCTCACCGCAGCTTTCCAGTCCTTCATGCGGTTTTTGCCAACCATCCAGCCTTTAGCGGCGTAAAAGTCCACAAAGCGCTCTGCGTCTACTGTGTTTCCGCGCTCTCGGCAGTATTCCCGCACCTCATCGACGGTGGGCGGGGTGAAGCGCGCAGCGCGTACCCCTTCTTTCGGATTCGGATTGGATTCGGATTCGGATTGGATTACGGGGACATTCGCTTTCAATTGCTTGCAGTTGCTTTCAATTGCTTGCAATTGCTGTCCTTCGGCAGGAGCCGGGTATTTGCTCTTTTGGTTACGCACAGTTTGATGCGACTCCCATGTTGGGAAGTATAGGTAGGGCTTTCCGTCTACTTCGTAGAGGCTAACGCAGCCTATACCCGCCAAAGCTCTCAGAGCGGCTTCAATATCCTTGTTCGTAATCCTGTCCCGGAGGGGGAAGCAAGAGCCCTTGATTATTGCCGGCCTTGCGTCCCCTCTGCCGAAGTCGTCAACGTATGTAATCAGCGACACCCAAAGCCGAAATTGGAAATCCGTCATCCGGTTCACGTCCTCAGACGTGTGAATGCTCTCCTTGATTATCCTGTTCGGCATGGCGGAGCCTCCTTAAAACGGAAGCTCGCCATCGTCGGGTATCTCCTCGAACGGAACGTCGGGGCTCGCGTCGCGCTTCTTGCTCTCGCCGAAGTAGATGCTGTCGGCTACGACCTCCGCCGTGCGGCGCTTGTTGCCGTCCTTGTCCGTCCAGTCGCGGAGCTGCAGGCGGCCGGAAACGGCGGCCATGCTGCCCTTGGTGAAGTATTTGCTTACGAACTCCGCCGTGCCGCGCCATGCGACGCAGGGTATAAAGTCCGTCTGCTTCTCGCTGCCGCCCTGCTGGTAGTCGCGGTCGACCGCCAGCGTGAACGACACTACCGGCGTGTTCGATTGTGTGTATCGCAGCTCCGGGGCAGCGGTCAGCCGCCCCATTATAACTATGTGATTAAGCATTCTCTTCCTCCTCCTTAAAACGGCAGCTCCTGCCCGTAATTAAGCTCCTGCACTCGTGCCTCCTGCGCTATGCAGTCAAGGCACAGCAGCTTGCCGTACTTCTCAAGGCTGCGTTCCGCATGCTTGGCCAGATTCACGGGCTTGCCCGCTCCGTCCCTGTACGGCGCTATCACGCTGCCGCAGCATTCGCATATGTATTCCGGCGCTCTCGGCTTCTCCTTCGGTGCGGCGGGCTCTGAAGAGTACTTGCCCGGGTCACGCTCCCAGTACACGGACGCTCCGACGCCCAGCGCCTTCGCCGCTACGCTGATTGCGTCCGTCGTCGCCTTTTTGAAAGCCTCATCGTCGAGATATATCCCGCTCTTTTCTGCTGCCAGGAAAGCCGCGCCGCCCGTGCCGGGGATAGGCTGTGATACCTCGCCGCTCTCCGGGTCCCGCACGAAAAGCTCGATGTTCACAAAGGCCGCCGCCTGCTTGGTGTGCTCGTCGCGGGCTATCTGCTGTTCGGTGATGCGGTACCACCACCCGAAGCCGCAGGGCCCGAAAACCTCCGTCAGCTTCTTGATGCGCCACATTGGGTTGATGTCCGTCATGCCCTTGAGTCTGCCGCCGCCGATGGGCTTCTTCGCCTCGCGGGGGACTTCCGCCGTCGCGTTGTAGAATCTCAGCTTGTCCGTCTCGTTCATTCTGCCGCCCCCTCAAGCTCCGCCAGCTTCGCCAGCGCGTTGTCCAAGTCCTGCTGCAGCCGCCAGTTCTTGATGGTCAGGTCGCTGACCTTCTCGTTCATGTGGTCGAGCAGGGTCTCGGCTCGTGCCGTCCGTTCTACGTAGTCCGTGTACACCGCCGCGGGGACGATCATCACGGTGTCGCCCAGCAGTTCGGCGTTTGTCTTTTTCTCCATTATGTGTTTTCCTCCTTGAATTTCAGCGGGCACCAACGCCCGACTGTGTATCTTGTGTCAACTATGTATTCGCCGGTCTTCCGGCACTGCGCCCGTGCGTAGGTCTCAAGCAGCGGGCAGTAGGCGCAGGCCTCATGCCCCGGCTCAAAAAAGATGCTCACCGTCGCCTCGGAGTATTTCTCCACGCCGTTCATATCGCGCCTACCTCCTTTAGCCTTGTCCTTGCGGCCTTGAGCCGCTTTAATATGCTCATCGCCCTCGCGTTCTCCTGCCGGAAGTGCCGCTCAATGTCGGCGCTGGACGCCGCGAGGAAATACCCCGTGCCGTCGCTGTCGTTGATTATGAGGTAGCCGCAGTTCCGCGCCTCCTCGATGATCCGCCGCAGATGCCTGTCGGATACGTCCATCATGCTCGCCAGCGCCCGGCGGCTTATCGCCGCGCCCTTGCCCGCCTCGCGGAAATGGGCTATCAGGTCTGTCACGTCCATGCTCTCCGGCTCTGCGCGGGCTTCTCCGTCGACTACGCCGGAGATGTAAAGCTGCTCTGTCCCGCCGAATAAAAGGCTCTCCGGCACGTTCAGCGCGCTTGCAAGCGCCTTTGATACGCTTGGTGTCGGCAGGCACATCTCATTCTCAAATCGGCTTATCATGCTGCTGTCGATTCTTGCGTCGATGGGCTTTACCATCGCCGCAAGCTCCGTCTGCTTGAGTCCGCGGCTCTCTCGCCAGAGTCTGAGGTTATTCATCCTCCTCGTCCTCCTCGCCGCAGTCATCGCCTTGCATCCAGGGCGGGAAGCCCGTCCGCTCCATGCAGCGGATTATAGGGTCGTCCGGTATCTGATACACGTTTATCCCTCCTCAGTAGTTCCAGCCGTTGTAGCGCTCAGGGTGCAGCCGGTTCCGCTTGTAGTCCTTGCGGTAGTCGTCGTAGGCCGCCAGCGCCGCCACAAACAGCGCCCACAGCAGCCCCAGCGCCAGCGGGATTCCCAGCACCGCGCATAAAACGACCTCTGCCGTCGTCGGCGTCATTTTCTGCGCCTCCCATCATTAAAGAACTTGATCGCGTCAGTGAGGTCAACGAACTGTACGGCTTTGCCGTCCCTCTCTACCTCGTACCCGGCGCGGGTGTGATCCGGCTGATGCTCAACCACGAAGTACAGCGTCTTGCGCCCGTCGCGGTGCATCGGGTATTTTTGAGTGAGATTTGCGAATTTGCTCATCCGCAGCTCGCAATTTGCCATTGCATTTTCCTTCTTCCTGTGCTAAGATATAGACATGTGTTTTCCTAACCGCCTTACGGGGTTCTGGCCCGTGGGCGGCTTTTTATTTTCTTCTGTGCCGGTGCTCGTACTGCTTCCTCTTGCGCTTCCATTGTGCGCAGTACCCCGCCGCGGGGAAGCTCCTGCGCCTCGCGGCCTTTGCTGCGTCGTAGCGCTCGCGCCATTCCTTGTATGCGCCGCAGCTCCCGTGGCAGCCCGCCTCCCGCTCCTCGCAGTTGACGCATGGACTCAGCATCGCTCAGTCCCCCTCTCGCCCCGCCCCATGTATCTCAAAAACGCCTCGCGGGGTATCTTTATCTGGTTGTTGATGCGGATAACCGGGAACCCTAACCATTCGGGGCGCTCCCTCGCCTGTATGCGCAGCGCCTGCTCGTTGCAGCCGATCACGCTTGCCGCCTGCGCCGGGCTTATCGTCGCCGCCGTCATCGCCTCGATGTCGTCAAGTGTCATTCCTCGTCCTCCTTGTCCTTGCGGTTCTTGATGCCGTCCAGCCTGCCCCGCATATACCCGCGCATATAATCCGCGCCGTCCGCCGGGATCTTCTTCAGGTCGTCCAGCAGCTCCTTCGCCGCCTTTTTCTCCTGCTCGCTCATTGTTTCACCTCCTTGTCCTCACTCTGCATTTCACACGGGCTTGTGACCGTCCTCGGCTGCATTAAGGCGGGGCGCATAAGCCCCGTTTTTTGTTTGACTCTGTGCGCATGGCGTGATAGGATGGGCTTGCTCCGGAGTGAAAGGAGGTGATGCTTATGGGAGAGATTATTTCTTCCGTAATGTCGCCCTTCCTGTTGCTCCCGGTGACTCGTTCTCAGTTCGCGGGAGAGTAAAGCCCGCGAAGCTCGCACACTGAAAGAACGGAATCGGCCTAAGCCCCTGCTGTAACAGGATGCGCTCATTGGTTGACGCTGCCCCTCAGCCCACCCCGCACAATTCGCCCGCGGGACGGCTGTAAATTGAGCCGTATTGAGCGCCTGCGGCCGATTGGGAGCCTGTGCAGAGGAAGCCTGCGGAGGTTACAGCCCCGCTCGCTTTCTCTGCCGCCCACCCTACCGCGCCATGCGCGCAGCTTATGTGAAAGGATTTTTGCTATGGATGCTCAGTATGAAATTCTCTCGCGTCTCTCGGCTCGCAGGCTTTCCAGATCGGAGCTGTTTAAGTCCATCCCGCTTGAGGTCTGCGCCCCTGTCTCCGTTCAGGAGGCCTTGCGTCAGCTCCTCGAATGGGGCTTCGTTCGTGAGGATTTGCCCTCTCAGAAATACGCTATAACCTGCGCCGGAGATAAGCACCTTGCCGCCCTACGGCAGGCGGTGGAGGATCGACAGCAGCACCGCGAGGATCGCGCTCATGTAGAAGATCAGAATGCCAAATCTGCTGCTGCTCAGAACGCAAATGCGTATAAGCAGCGTCGCAATGAATTGCTCAAGGCCGTCATCGGTGCCGGCGGTGCGTATCTCTTCGAGCATGCCGAGCAGCTCTTCCGCTTCCTTGCTTCTCTTTTTCATTGACTCACCCCCCTGTGTACTGGCTAATGTGCCTCGGTGGCTCATTAACTGTGCTTATAGTAGCACATCAAGTGTGCTTTGTCAATAGCTTTATTGCACATTTAATGTGCTTTTTTCGTTGACATTTCAGCTCCGGTATGCTAATATGAATATGAAAGGTGGTGAGCCAATTGAAAGACCGCATAAAATACGTCAGAACTCATGCCGGTATGAATCAAACGGACTTCGGTGCATATCTATGTGTTTCAAAGTCTGCTGTGCAGAAATGGGAATCTGGTGAAAACGCCCCTACGAACGCTGTTATTACCTTGATGTGCCAGAAAACCGGCGTAGATGAGGTGTGGCTGCGTACCGGCACTGGTCAGCCGTTCCCGAAGAAGTCGCGGCGCGACGTTATAGATGAGTACATCGGCCAGCTCTCCGAGGGCAAGCGCTCGGATATCGAGCAGCTCCTTATTGAATTTATGGCCGAGACCTCTGTCGAAGAGTGGAAGGAGCTCTCCGCAGTGTTCCGAAGACTCGCCGATAAACTGAACAAGCCCGATACGGAGTGATTTCCGTATCGGGCTTGTTCCCGCTTATTTTGTTTTTTGAAGTGTGAAGATGTACACCGACCTCAGCTGTTCGTATGTCAGCCTTTCCGCCAGCTTTTCAAGCTCCGCAATCAGTATTTCCCGTTCGTTCTCCATGTTTTCCCCCCATTTATCGTCATTTTGCATTATTTTGGTGCATTTTATTTGTAAATAACGTAGAACTGGAAAACCGGTATGGAATATACCGGTTAATTGTGCTAAAATATGTATAATCTGTGAACAAAAGGAGGACTTTTCATGAACACATTGCGAGATAAACTTGCAACTGCGCTTGGCGGCGCCGGTATTGCGGTCTGGTATGTGCTTTCACTAGTCTATACCTTCGCCCCGCTGCTTACCGTTTTCAACTTCGGCTTGCTCATTACCGTGGCCATCGTCGCCGTCGCTACGTTTGCGCCGACCGTTGGCGGCATAATCCAGCTTATTTTATATGTATGGGGGTTCTTCCGTGCCCTGTCGATGCCGTTCAGCGGCTGGATACTCGTGTTTTACATCTGCTTCGCGCTGTATTTTTTCACCCAGCTTCTTCCCATGCTGCTTGCCCTCTTCTCCCGTAATCGGTAAATACGTATAAGAGGAGTGGCGAAAGTGTGAAAATGGTTCAAAAGCTTCTCGTCTTCGCCTGTTTCGTCTTCGCCGCCGCTTGTGCGCTGTCGTCAATTGCTTTCGCCCATCCGGGCAGAACTGACAGTAACGGCGGGCATTACGTTACCGCAACCGGCGAATACCACTACCATCACGGCTACCCAGCGCACGACCACTATGATATAGACGGTGATGGTGTGCTCGACTGCCCCTATACGTATGTTGCAAAAGCTACGCCCGCGCCGACTCCGAGTCGCGCAATTGCGTCAGGCGGCCATGTGGTAGTTACAGCGAATCCGGAGCTTTATCAAGCAGCTGTGGAGTCCGCAGCCTTTGAGCGCGTTGGTTCCTCCACAGAGGAGCCTCAGCAAAGCTACTTGAAGGTTGGCTGGATCATCTCCGTAGTCGCCGCATTTATCGGCGGTGTGTTGTTTCACAAGTGGCTCTCTACGCCGAGTGATAAAAGCGCGGCGCAGCCCGTGAAACCCGCCCCTGCTCCAGTCAGGCCGCGAGAAAGCCAGCCGTCAAACGTTCACATATGTTATCGGGATGTTCCCCACGAGATAGACTACCGAGGCATATTTGGCGAGAAGCCCCCGGAAGCGCCGAGGTTTCAACCTGAAAAGCATTCTCGCCAGAAACTAGACGAGGGCTGGACTGCCCTGATAGTCTTTTTAATAGTCTTCACGCTGCTCTGTATTCTGGTCGTGGTTTCCTTATCGTAAAAACGCGCCCCGGCATTGGTGCCAGCCTCCGCCGGGGCATGTAACAGATACCTTGTAAACCGACTTATCTGCTACGCTTATAGCCTAACATCTGCGCCCGGCATAGTCCACGCCCGGTTTTGAGATGTCGTCTCGGCCTGCGGCAAAAGGCCTTTTCCCCGTTGCCAGGAACAAATAAAACTTTTGGGAGTGTGTGAAATGACCCCGTACCAGCGTCTTATCCCGTACTTTGACAGCTATAATCGTAAAGTAACCGACGCGCGTAATGACCGACGCCTTTCCCTCGCCGAATTGTCGGAGCAGTCCGGCGTATCATACTCTGCTATAGCCACCCAGAGCGCCGATACAGCGCCAAACCCAAAGCTATTTGAGCAGGCAGCGATATGTGATACCCTCGGCTTGTCTCTGGATGAACTGTGCGGGCTTTGCCCCGCGTCAGACCTCGCCGCCGTGCATGAGCTTGAAATGGATAATGTCCGTCAGGCCGGAGACGTCAAGCGGCTCGAAGAGGTCAACGCCATGCTCAAAGCGCAGCTTGCAAGCCGCAGGCCTGTCGTATACGCGCTTTTAGCTGTCTGCGCCCTGCTGCTCGTGTGTTTAATTTCGTATATGGTGTGGGATGCCCAGCTTGTAACGGCGGGGCTTTTTCAGTCCGCCAGGTCAAGCGCCCTTGCCGTTATTTTTGGTTTGATAGTCGTTGCCGCCGTGTGTGTCATGGTGTACGCCCTGAGGATGTTAAGAAAATGATATGCCGTAAGTGCAGAAAAGAAATACCGGATATAAGCGCATTTTGCATGTTCTGCGGGGCGCGGCAAAACGCGCAGCCGCGTAGGGGGCGAGGGAACGGGCAGGGCACGGCGTACCGGCGTGGCAGGACGTGGACTGCGCAATGGACAATTGACACGTTTGTTGATGCGTCCGGCAGCCTGCACCAGCGGCGCGGAACGAAGGGAGGCTTCCCATCTAAAACCGCCGCGCTCGCCTTTGCGGCCAATCCCACAGAAACCGCGCCGAAGCAGGTGTACCGGCCTACGCTCAGCGACTACCACAGATGGTGGGAAAAGAGCGGCGCATACGATAAGCTCGGCAGCTCCAAGCAGTGTGCGCATGATATCGCATGGCGTCGGCTAGACTCCATCAAAAATGTACCCGTAGCGGAGCTTACAATAGATAATCTGCAAAGCTGCGTGGATTCGCAAACTGATACGTACTATCCCGCGAAGGACATGAAAACCATGCTTCGCAAGCTATACAAGCGCGCCGTCGCCGAAGGGCAGGCGCGAACAAATCTCGCAGAGTTTGTCGAACTGCCGCCGCTTGCTGAAACAGAGCAAAAGCCGTTTGCAGAGGATGAGATAAATGCGTTGTGGACGGCCTACGACAACGGTGACTTGTTTATGCGCTTCCCGCTGCTGATGATATACAGCGGCATGATGCCCGGTGAGCTGCTGCGCTGCACGGCCGACATGATACACACCGATACGCACGAGATCATCGGCTGCGGCCTGAAAACCAAGAAGCGCAAATCAACACCGCTGATTTATCCCGACTGGCTCGAACCGCTCGTGCAGGATATCCTCGCCAACGTGAGCAGCAAGAAGGGGCGCATCGTCGGCATGAACTCGGATAATTTTTATACCGAGTATCACGCCGCCCTCGCCAGGGCAAAGGTGCGCGATCTGCCGCCGTACTCGTGCCGCCATACCACGGCGACGGCGCTGGCGCTCGCCAAGACTGCGCCCAGCGTGATACAGGAGATCATGCGGCATACCAAGTTTACGACCACCCAGCGCTATATTCATCCCGATATGCAGAGTGCCCACGCTGCTATCAATGTCCTTGACAAAGGCGGCAAGGAATGATATTATTTCAGCGCGAAAATTCCCCGCGTAGCCTACAAATTTCGGGGAATTCAGGCCATTTTAAGACCCATAAAGTTCCGTTGGACGCTGTCGCGTAGCTTACAACATAGCCTACAAAAACCCGCAAAGTATTGATAAATCAAGGTTTTTATTTCCCCTGCTAAGGGAGTAGGCGTGTAAAAAGCGCGCGAGGGTTCAAATCCCTCCTTCTGCGCCAAAAGTACCAAGAATCAATCAAAAGCGACTGATTCTTGGTACTTTTTCTTTGCCTAAGTTTAAAATATTCGCTTGTCTCAACCGGCCATATACGCTGATAGACTCCGTTGAGTTCTGCAAAGTTCTGTTGCGTAGCCTACATCGTAGCCTACATGCTTGCAGCTCGCCGCTTTTCGTCTTTACCCTCGGTACAGCTCATGCAGCCGCTTAACGTCCGCCATATCGCCGATCATGCGCTCATGTTCCCAGTCGTACACGGCTTTCATGCCCTCCGGCGGCTCCCCGTTTCTGCTGCGGTAATCCTTTATCAGGCGTACCGCTTCGGCGTGTAGTGCCTCAGCATGGGTCACTTCCTGCTTGGAGAGATTTTCGAAGGTGTCGGCAAGCTCACGATCCCCGTCCTTATACTTGAGGGCAAGGTTCGCGTATTTCTCAGCATCCTCCATCTCGTCGCGGATGTTGGTGTACAAACATTTGATCTCTTTCATGGCGCTCACCTCACGCGAGCTTGACCATGCATGCGCAGACGTGGTTGATAGTGCCCGCGACACCGCCCAGAGCCGCGCTTATTGTCGGCGTTCCGTTGCAGCATGCGGCGATGTATACGGTAGTCTCGACGTGCAGTGTGTAGGTGTTGCCGGCCACGGTCGTCACTTGCGCGTCGGCGCACGGGAGCGAGACGGTATCTTTGAGTGCTTTCAGCTCTGCGATGCCCGCGCCGTCTGCGGTGAACACTACGTCGTAGCTGATCCGGTAAAGGCCACTGTTATTGACCACGAAGCCACCGGCTACGGTATCGAGCGAACAGCCGGTGTCGGTGTTGAGGATGCCCAGCACATTAACCGGCGTACCCGCCGCTACAAAGGTCTGTGGCGTGTTGTTGTACGCGTTCTGCGCGCTCTTGTAGTGGGCATTCTTAAATCTAGAGTTACAGGACATTTTTTATCTCCTTTCAAAAGTAGGTGCCCCGGACAGCGTTTGCCGTCCGGGGCTTAACGCTGTTAAAGCGGTTAACGATTAGGGGTTATGCGCAGCAGCCGTTGTTGCAGCCGCAGAACGGGGACGCACCGGCGCTGTAAGTGTAGCCGTTGGGGTAGCGGACTACGCCATACATGCGGTTATCCATTTCAAGGCTGGCAATGCGCGCGGCCTGTTCGGATATACGCTGCTCAAGCTGCGACTTTTCCATCGCCGCGAACTTCGCGTCGATGTTCGCGTTCATGCCGCAGAGCTGGCGCTCGATGGAGTTGCCGGTCTGCATGATGGCCATGTTGGTCGCGTTCTGGGCGAGTGCCATCTCTTTGCCGAGCTGGCCGATGCTGCCCTGCATCTCGTAGCCGAGGTTGCAGATGCCGTTGCCGATGTTGGTGATCCTGTCGTTGAGTTGGCCGAACTGCTGGCCGAGCAGTATCTCCTGCTGAGATGCCGCGGTCGCGTACTGGCCGAACTCGCCCTGGCGGTTCCAACCGTTGCCGCCAAAGCCGAACATGAAGAGGAAGAGCACGACAATGAGGAACCAACCGGAACCCCAGCCGTTCTCGTTGTCTGCGCCGCGAGTCGCGGCCGCGATGTCGGAAAGGCTAAAATTTTCCACTGGTGTACTCCTTTCTTAATTTTTTATATAAACCGTGTCGACCCGGCTTATTGTAAGAACTGCATGAAGCTCTTAGCCTGTTGTTTCAGTTCTTCAAACTGCTGTTTGCTCATCTTGCCCGACGAGAGGAGCTGGTTTATTTCCTGCTCCGCCTTTTCCGGCGTCATATTCGCCGCGAATTTGCGGAACTCGCTCACCATCTGCATCGGGTTTCTGGGTGCCGCCGCCCCCTGCTTGAAGAATGGGTTACTCATTCTGCGTCCCTCCCTGCTTCATAAACCGCTCGAACATTGCTTCGAGGTCGGCTTTTGTTACGTAGTCTTCGGGCTTCGGTGGAGACGGCGGGATGTACTCCTCCATGCGGCAATACGTCGTCTCAACGCCCATGTTGCCGCCCGTGCGGCAAGCCATAATTGCTTCGTCCATTGCCATCACCCAGAGCTTCTCTCCGGGCATTACCGGCACTCGTTCTATATCCGCGAACGTCGGCACAAACAGCAGCGTGGCGCGGTTGTAGCCTGCCGTGCCCTGATTGTTAAACGGGTAGTTTGAGTTATACATACCGTGCCTCCTTCTTTCTTCTGCCTATATCATCGCATAAAAAAAGAGGGCAAACCCGTCGGTTTGCCCTCAATTATCCCGCAATTATCCCTCAATCGCGGCTGCTATCTTGTCCTTTATGCTGCGTATGCGGCGCTCCACCTTCTCGGTGCTGTAATACTCCGTGCGGCCAAGCGCAAACGAGATTTGTATGATGCTCATGCCCTGCGCTCGCATCCGGAATATCTCTAGCTCCTCGTCGGTAAAACCGCAATCGCGTTCAAACTGTTCCCGCAGTTCCCGCGGGAATTGCAGCTTGCACTTCGCCCCCGGCGTCGTCAGGCTGCTTTTTATCTCTGCTGTCGTCATTGGCCTCACTCCCTATGTATGCGTCATAAAGCATCTCGGCGGTTACCTCGCCGAGGCCATTGAGCGAGCAGAATTGTTTAACGGATTCTTTCATGTGTTCTCCGTCGTCGGTTTACAAGGTTTTGATTTGCGCCGCCCATATGGACGGCGCTTTGATTCTAATTACTGTCTAAGCTGCTTGACTGCCTCGTTGACGCCGGTCGCCGCGAAGCCGGATACAATGCCGACTGCAGCTGCGGTTATGTAGTCCTGCGCCGGGAAATCTGCCATGAAGAGCATGGCGAGAACGCCGAGGATGCCGCCGACGATGCCGCAGATGATGGGAATCCACTTGTTGTCAAGGCCGGATGCCTTGACGGCCTGCCCCACCAGATAGCAGATCACGGTTATGGCTGCTACGGATGCGATACCAAAGTCCATATTTTCACCTCCTCTCAAATCCCGACCTGTGCCAGTACAAACGCAATCAGCGCACCGGCCACCAGCCATATCGTCTTATCTACGATGGCCTCCCAGCGCTTGGCGGGTTTGTCCGTAAGCGTTTTGAGACCGGTTTTGATCTCGCCTATGTCCGTCTTCATGGTGCCCTGCTCAGTGGCGAGCACCTTGACGGACGTGGTCAGCTCGTTAAGCGCCTTTTGATTTTTCTCAAGTGTGTCGAGCCTGTGTGTGTTGGACTTGCCCCGCGCTTCCATTTCCGCGTATTTTACGGCCAAGTCTTCCAGAGTAAACGCCATGCCTTAACCTCCTATCAGCCGCGCCCAAGTTTGAGCGCCTATGATGCCGTCCTGCTGCAAGCCGGATGCCCGCTGAAAAGCGATGATTGCATTATAGGTGTCCTGCCCTATCTCGCCGTCAGCGCCGCACCTGCCGCAGGAGTAGCCGCGCCCGATGAGGAGCAGCTGCGCCGAGCGGACACACTCGCCCTTGTCGCCGTAGCGCAGCAGCGGCAAGCCGGTGACGGTCAGCGCCGAAGCGGTCGCCTGTGTGGTGGTCTGTTCGGGCTGTGCTGGAGTGGCAGCAGCCTCGTAGCTTATCCAGCGGGGCTTACCCCACAGTCCCCAGCCACGCCCCGCAAGCTTGGTTTTCACGACGCCACGCGCGTGGCCGGTTGCCTCTACGACATAGCCGCCGCCGATGTAAACGCCGACGTGGGACATGTCTTGCATGAACACGCACACGCCCGGCTCCTCCGGGATAGTACCGAGGTTGCCGTGCTCCTTGCATACCAGATACAGCCCGCTGACTGCCACGTCTTGCGCGGCCTTGTAGATAGGCTCGCTTGTTGGCGTGTCGCACCAGAGGTAACCCTTGATAAGGCCGACGCAATCGTGTACCTTCTGTCCGAACTGCGGTTCGAAGTCGTCCGCCGTGTAATAGCCGGGGTACTGCGTCCGCTTCTGCGCGAGCAGCGCCGCCGAGGCCGTCTGCCCGAAGGTGCCCCACCAGTAGGGCTTGCCCAACTGTGCTTTTGCATATTCTACAAGTCCTAGCCCGGTTTTACTCATCGTTACCTCCTATCCCGTAACGCTCATACAGCGCCTTGATTGTAGCATTGCGCAGTAGCTTCTTGCGCTGTCCTTGATTAAGCTCATCGTATATGAGCTGTAGCGCCTCTTTAAGCTCTCGGTTGTACGCTTTTGCCTTGTCTACCAGCGTCATTCCGTCACCCCGCTTATAAGCGCCTCGATTGCGCTTCGCAACTCGGCATTATCTTGCTCCAGCGCGGCAATGGTCGTGCGGTCAAGTTTTAGTTCCTGCCCGCGCACATGCCCTATTATCATGGTTATCACCCCTGCGCTATATATTATCAATAAAAAGGAGGGGGAATAAATCCCCCCTCCCGATCTTGTGTTTAGCTGTGCCACGGCGTCTTGCTCAGAGTGCTTTCCTTCCAGTTGAGAAGATACAGCGCGTCTTTCTGCGCCGCGCTTATCGGAAGTGCATCTATCATAACAATCGCCTGCGCCCTGACGCTGCCGCTGTCGGTCTTGCCGTCGCCGTCATCGTCGGTTCCCTTGCAGTTATCAAGTTCTGTGAGATACCTGTCGAATACATCCGGGCTTATCCCCGTGCGCTTTATGTCTGTGCTGTATGTTGTTATCTCAGCATCCGTCCAGTCATACTGCGGGTAATCCCGGCTGAACTGCCAGCCCTGAACATAGCCTTGCGCTTCGTCGCGGTCTTTGTCACCGAACGCAGTAAGCGCGCTTATTGCCTGCACTTCGGTGATGTCTCCGTCCAGATACCGTTCCTTGATATCCTTCCTCACCGCATTGTAAGCGTCTTTCTCCGCAACGCCGTGTTCTACGAGTTCCTGCAGCGCCGCTCTGAACGCTGCCCGGTCGCCGGATGCAGCCGCAGCCGTCAATTCGCTGTACTTTCCGCCCGTATCCCAGCTCTTGACCATTAAGTACGCCTTGTTTTTGTCGGTTTCCACGCCCTTCTCGCGGAGCTTTTCAACCGCCTCGTCGAAGCTCAGATAACCGTCCTGATATGCGTACTTAATACTCGCCTTTGCGCCGGAATCATAGGTCTTTATCTTCCTGTCAGGGTTTGCTGCGCCTATGGTGTTGTTCCACACGTCGATGACCTCGCGTGTGGCTGTAGCCAAAGGCAACCCGGTCATGCCGGCCACGGCGCGCAGCAGGTTGTACACGCCACCCCATGTGGTGTACCGCGTATTGCTGCCACGAATCTTATCCGCGAAGATTTCTGTCGCTCTTTCAAGATACTGCGCATACTGCATCCATCCGTTTGAAATGCCGCTGCCGTATGTGTCCACGCCAAACTTTGATAAAAGGTTCTTTGCAAGGTCATACAGTTCTGAAACATACGGGATATTGCCGAACGGAAGCAGATTATCAACAAGGTTCCCCTTGAGTGCTTCGAGATACTTCTCCCAGAATGTCTGGTAGTCATCGTCGTCGCGCCATGCATCCGCCACGGCCTGAACCGCAGATATGAGCACCTGCCCGATGGCATATACCGTTATAGTCCTGCGTATGGTATCTCCGTACTTCTGCCACGCTGCCCCTTTGCTCATGCCGCTTTGAAGCGCGTCGGTGTACTGCATATACGTGTCCATAAGCATGGATACAGTCGCGCTCGGCTCCGACATGAAGGAGCCCATCATTCGTGGGAAGAATCCCTGCGCTCTCAGAAATTCCGCCTTTGTAAGTACGCTGTCGACAACCTGAGTTTTGTATATGACGTCCTCGAAAAGTTCCGTTACTGCATCAAAATACTCGCCCTCGGTCTTGTAGTCGCCGCGCTTCACACTGTCCTTGCAGGCATACCACATAGCCGCCCACGTAAAGCGGTCTGCCTGCTCCGCGCCTGTCATGCCTGCTTCCGTAACTTTGCCGGCGAAGCTCTGATCGTGCTTTATCAGTGCCGTAAGGCCGCGCGAGATGTTCGTGTCATAAAAACCGAGTCCTTTCCACGCCGCTATTCCGCTGTGCGCCTCCATCTCTGCCGCAAGGGTTTTCATCTGCGTCGCTGACACGGATAGTCCTTTCGCAAGCTTCGTGGGCGAGATGATCTGCGCCGCGCGCGTAATGGCCATCGGCTGTTGTATGATAACTCGCACGTTAAAAGCAACCTGTGCACGGTTAAACAGGTGCAATCCCTTTATTCCCCATGCATCAAATGCATCTCCGCGAGCCGCTGTGCCGTTATACTGTTTGAGCAAATTCAGCACAAAGCTTTCGGCATAGCTCTTCGACCCGCTTCCCGGCTTGCTCTCGGTCGGCGCACCGTAAGCCGCCGCCATCTTGTCACGAACCGATGTTTCATCATTTTTGTAGTTGAACCATTTAAGCGCATCGAGAACCGGCAGAGCGAAGCTGCTGTACTGCGTCATACTCGCTGCGTGGTTTGCAAACACGTCGAAAATGTCATACAGCACTATGCGGTTCCTCGCCTTTTCGTTCAGCTCTTTGGTAAAGCCCATATTCAGCAGCGCATAAAGGCTTGCGTTGCTTGGACTTTCGTCTGCCGTGGCCTGCAAATAACGCCCGTCGGAGTTTATCGGGAAATAGTTTTCTTCGCCGAAGAGCTTTGTCCCAAAGCGCGCAAGGCTGACATAGTTGCCCCACTCGGCGCACTCTTCGGACATAAACTTCTGCAGCTCATCCGCAACGGCCTTTTGCCTCTCGCTCAGGCTGTTTATAATTGCGTTTGCCTCTCCGACCGTCAGCCGGTGCCCTTCGTCGCGGTAGACCATCCTCCCGTTTTCAAAGTTGGCAACGCGGATACCGTCCCCGAAGATATGAGTCCTCGCCTGCGGCCTGCGCATAAGGCAATAAAAGCTCATCGCCTGCGCAGCCGTCATGTGTACGGTCGAGTCGCCTATCTGTACGGCTTTCACTTCGCGGCTCCACGCCTGCGCTTCCTTAGCGGTATAAGCTTTTTCAGAGAAATCTATAACCTGCTTTGCAAGGAATGCCTGCTTTGCCTGCCCTTTTCTGAACTCGTCGCTTATTGACTTTCCGCCCCTTCCGAGACGTTCAAGGCCGTAAACGGGGCGCATATACTTCCACGCAAGCCCGTTATATATCTCGTTGTTGCGCAGTCTCCGCGCCTTGCCCTTTGCCTCCAAGTCGGCTATCGTATCCTCACCCGCATCGTAAGCGTGTTGGAACATGGCGTTTTCGTGGAAGCGGTTCATGTCCTGAATATATCGGCGTATATCTCGCAGCGTGTGCGCAAGCTCTCTCAGTTCAGCGGCAGACATCTTGTTTATAACATACTCTCCGCTGCTCTCGTTTACTAACTCCTGCATCCGGTCTATCTGCTTCTGGAAGCTATCCATAAAGTCAGGAGGCAAGTCGGCGTACCCTGAGTATTCGCCTTGAAGGTCAATGTTATCCTTGATTGCATCCCGCATCGCCCGCATCTGTGACATAATGCGCTGGTCGGCCTGCGTCGCCGCTCCGCCGCGCAAAGCCTGTTTGCTGGTGAAGTCTATCGCGCCTATAAAGTCCGCTACCGTTTTCTGTATCGCTCCGGGTACGCGTTTCAGCACGTTTTTGTTGCTTGGATTCATAAGCATGTCCCGCAGTGTTTCAGCCTCTTTGAGCACCCTTGCGCGGTACTTCTTGAGGCTTGCGCTTTCGTTGCGCGCTTCGCGGTATTCTTTCAGCCTCAGTGCGCCCTGCGTCCGCTCGCGTTTTTCAACAAACCGCCGCGCTTCTTTCAGCACCTGACGCAATACATCTTTGTCCTCAAGCGAAACAACGCTGTTTTCGAGCGCCCGGATTTTGCCGTCGAGTACTCCCATCCTGTTTTTCGTCACCGTCGCCGCGTTGCGGTCTACCGGTCGTTTGAATTGCTGCTCGCGGTACTCACGCCCCAGCTCCTGCCGCTGCTCCTGAAGCTCTTGCAGCCTGTCAACGCGCTCCTTGAATATTCTCAGCGCGTCAGCCTGCGCCGGTGTGAGGGTGCTTGCGTCTATGTTTTTAGCCGCATATTGCAGAACCTCACGGTCTGAAAGCGCCGGTGCGCGTGTTGAAAGTTCCGTGTCAACCTCTGTTGCAAAATTTTCCTTGTCAAAATTCAAGCCGGATGCTATACTATTTACAGATGCAGTACTTGTGGCGTCGGCAAGAGAGCCAGAAATGGTCACTCCCCGGGGCAATTCTCGTGCTGCATCATTTTCGTTTTCTGACAGAACAAATATCCCGCCGTCCGGTAGCACGATTCTGTGCGCATAGTAGTGATTGCCCCTGAGATTAACGACCACTCCCATGTTACCGCGTACACCGTTTAGGATAACCGGTGCCGCAAAAGTAACCGTTTCCTTGCCTCGCGCTTTGTGGTTACTGTGTCTGCCTATTTCTATGCCCTTTTTCAGCACAGCCGGCAGAGCCGCGAAAGCGGCTTTCTCTGCCGCCGTGTCAGCATACCTAACGCTTGTTTTGATATCCTTTTGAGAGAAAAAGATTTTCCCGAAGTTCTTCCGGTCAACCTGAAATCCCGTGTGCTCAAGCATAGCGATAGCCCATTTACTTGCCGCTTCTTTGCTCGTGAAGTTTGCAGGCGCGTTAACGGTCGCCGCGACGGTCATCTTGTTCAGCTCAGCACTGCTGTTCGCGATCTGCTCTTTCACGTTGGCCGTTTCCGGGTCGTATGAATCGACCGAGGAATCGTCCCTGCCGCGCTTTGAATACTGCACATAGCCGTCTGAGTCGCTGCCCTCGCTCGTATTTGTTACCGGGTTTTCTTCGAGAATTTTGTCAAGCACTGCTCGTCCCTCATCGTTGAGAGGCACGAAATAGCGGTCTTGATAGTTTATTTTCTCGTGGATAAGCTCCGGGAACTGCCGAGCGACGTACCATGAGTTCTGCCCCTGCTTATATTCAAGCCGCCATTCTCCGCTTACACGGCTTCTGAACAGTTGAGCCCTGTAATATGTCAGGTCAAATCGCGTCCCTCGCTTTATTGCCGAGTCCATCACCTTTTCAGCCGTAAAAATCTCCTTCGTACGGTTGAGATTGAAGCGCTTGAGAACGTCGTCAATCTTGTCAGGGCTTATTACCCTGCCGAGATATGTGGAGCCGTCGTCAGCAACAAGCCGCTGCACCTTTGTGTTGCCGTCATCGGGGAGGGCGTACCATATCGGCAGCAGCGTACCGGTGAGCATATGCTTAGTGTCCTCGTTATATTCGGGGACTTTTTTTATCTCCTTGTCCCATTCGGTCTGCCATTCGTCCTTTGGCAGCAGCTCAGCGTTCTTTTCAAAGCTGCTCTCCTTCCATATGGAGGATTTGGCGGCATTCGGAGATTGCAGCTTGTATTGCTTTTGTACCTCGCCCCATTCCGTTGTTTTGTCCGCAATGCGGTACACTGCGCGGATATCTCCGTTTTTGGTCTTGTATATCCCCATGAAGCCGCTGCGCAGCCCCTCCGCCGCCGCAACCGTGGATATGATTTTGGGCTTGGTATAGATCTTCGCCTGAATATAGTGCGTCGCCGCGCCGGTTGTCTCCTGCTCCTTGATAACCTTGTCGTCGACAATCTCGATTTTGTCCGCCTTGACATTCTCCATACCGGTGTCAAGCGTACCGGCCTGAATCGCGGCTTCCATTTCCGTCTCGTAGATGTTGATAAATGCATCGAACAGCGTGTTCTGCTCGTCTACCTCAAGCGCAAGTATGCGGTTAAGGAAGGTGCTTATATCTCGCGACGTTGAGTCGTCAAGCTTGAACGCGCCGAACTCATCCGTGAACTTGCTCTTTAGTCCAAGCCGCTGCAAGGTGTCCATGCCGTCAATGCCGTCGATTTGGTTTTTGCCGAGTCGGCGGTAAAATTCTCTCAGACTGTCCCGCGCGAGGTCGGTTTCAAGGTTGTCCTTTGCGCCGAACATTCCGCTGCCGGTGTCTCGCTGCCCTTTGGTAAGCGCGCCGAGCTGGTCGAGCCTGCGGGCAATCGTCGATGTAAAGCGCTTCTGCCCTTTGATGTTTGTGGTTACGAGCTTATAGATAGGTGCACTGCTCTGATTGCTGCGGTGTGTCCGGCCAAAGCCCTGCACAGCTTTTGACGCTACCCAGCCGGGCTGCAATACATAATGTACGCGCTGCTGCTGGTTTTTCGCAGTTCTGGACGCGTGATAGCTCTTGCCCGTGCCGCCGGCGTCCGAGAATACAAGTATTCGCTTATCCCCGTCCTGAAACGCCTGCACGTCCGCCGCCGTGTGTGCCTTGCTGCGACTCTCCTCAACTCTTTTTATGCTGCCGTCCGGCTGCTTGCGCGGCACAACGCGCCGCGTTCTGCCGGTTATCTCTGCAACCTGATCCGTGCCGAACGCATTAAACAGCATTTCAAGCGGGCCGTCCGGGATGGCCATCTGCTTGACCTCCTCGATAAGCGCGTCGCGCTTTCTCACCGCGGCTCTGTCAATTACCGGCTCCCCCTTGCTGTCAGTTACCGGGCGCGACCTTACAGCACCGTTTTCGTCCGTGTATTCCTCGTACTGGATAATGGGATAGCAGTTTTCAAGATAGCCTATAAGCGTCCCGCGCGGCGTTAAATCCATGTCGTCAAGGCTTCCGCCGTCCGCCTTTATGCTCGCTATCTGGCGGTCGGCTTCGGCTTGGTTCGTGTTTACTATCTGGAGTACGCATGATTTTCCGGCCGCAAGCTCCTTTTTCATGTCGGCTATAACGCTTGGCATAGACATGGAGGTAAGAACCTGATTGTAAAAGCGCTGCATGGCGCTGTAATACTGGCCTATGGCAAGCTGCTTCGCGTTGCTGTTGTGTACCCCACCGGTGGACTTGAGGGATTCCTCCACGCTGCCCATTGTCTTCTGCCATGCGCGGCTCATGGTGTTATATATCTCGGTCTGCATCGGGTCAAGATCATGCTGCACGGTGTCATAGCTAACGCCGTTGTAGCTGATGCTGCGCGAAACATAAACGCCCATCGCTTTCATATCACGCACGACAAGCTCCATCGCCGCAAGCCCGGCGGACTGTATCTTCGACACGAAATCGTTGACGTCGGTAAACGCCGTGCCGCGCCCCCACAGTCCAAGCCGCGAGGCAAATGCAAGCCCCTGAACGTCCGTTGCCGCCGTCGCCGATACATACACCACCCTCGCCTTTGGGAGTAGGGATTGAAGCTTGACGGCTGCCGCCGCCATTGCCGAGCCTTTCGTTCTGCCGAACTTGCCGCTTGAACCGAGAAGATTACCCATATTATGCGCCTCGTCAAACGCTATGACTCCGTCAAAGTCCTTTCCTAGCCATTCGACGATCTGATTTATTCGGCTGAGCTGCCCTTTCTCCGTTCTGAGTGTTGGATATGTGGTGAACAGAATTCCGCTTCCGAAGTCTATTTTGTTTTGTAGCTTTGTTTTTCCTTGAAGATGAATTTCATCTTTTCCTCTGCCGGTCGTGTCAGCCCAGTCTCTCTGCGCGTCTGCGAAAAGCTTGTCATTCATGGATATCCACACGGCCTTGTCTCTGCCCTGCTCGAAGTTGTCCAAGATGATTCCGCTTATCTCTCTGCCCTTGCCGACGCCCGTGCCGTCGCCGATAAAGAAGCCCTTGCGTTCGCCGTTTGGGAGTGTCTGTTCGTGCGCCTGACCTGCATATGTAACAGATACAAGCTGTTCTGTTGAAAGATTGTTTTTTATAACATTCTCCGGCAGGTGAGGAGTGTATGTCGCCTTCGGCATGAAAACCGCCGACATAGCCGAGCTTTCCACAAGCACTGCCGGGTGCGGCTTGCTGCCCTTAACTGTCAGCTCCGGCGCGACATAATCCGCATAAACGCCGTCATCACTGCGCTTATTTGACCGCCCCTTTTCGGTTACCTGTCCTCGTGCAGACTCGGTTTCAAGTCCGCCAGCTCCGAGTCGCTGAATGTTGAGTTGTCCACCAGCATCTCTAGCAGTGTTACGCTCTTCTCCTCTATCTGCTCCTCTGTCTGTGCGCTTTCCACTCTTTTTATCTGCCGCATCAGCTCGCTGTTGCTGTACAGCGGCTCCGTCGGCGGCAGAAGCATCCTGTATGCCTCGCTGTACTTCTCCGTGAATGTCAGCGCTTCGAGGTTCGCCAGTACTTCCGGGTCTGCTCCCGAGTTCCAGTACCCCTGCATCAGCTCCACCGTCTGCCGTATCCACTGGAGCACGTACAGTTCCCTCTCCGCCCTGTTCCACGGGAGAAGCTTCTTGAACCCCTGCGACAGCGGAGTCGCGTTCAGTCTCTGCACTTCGGTCATTTCTTATTCCCTCCAAAACATTTGGTATTTCCGCAAGGTCTTTGTAGCTTCCCGTAACAGTCTCTGCGCTGCCCTGCGCCCCTGTTTTATCTATCACAACAAGCTGCACATCAAAGGTAGTGCCGTACTTTTTATAGTTTTCCCCGTCAATAGAGATGTTCGCACGGATATTATAATCCTGCCGCAGCTTATCCCAGTACTTACTGTAGGCTTTATCTGCCATGCCTCTGCCGAGAATAGCAACAAGTCTTCCACCGTCGTTCAGCCGCGCAAGCGCCTGATTTATATGCCGCTCCGCGTTTGAGGTCTTATTCGTTGCCGTGCGTCCTGCCGTGGAAGAAAACGGCGGGTTCATGATCACAGCCGTCGGTTTTATGCTCTCCGGAAGGACGTTGTCTATCTGCTCTGCGTTCTCGTTGAAAACATGGTCGAATCCCATAGCTTTCAGCACCGCAAGCCTGCGTTCAGAAAGCTCATTCACGGCTACCTCCGCTCCCCACGCCTTTGCAAAAGCAGCAAGGCCGCCTATTCCCGCCGACGGCTCAAGAACAAGGTCGGAGCTGTTTATGTCTGCTGCCCACGCCGCGAGGTATGCTATGTTAGGAGGCGTGGAGAACTGCTGAAACTGCTCCATTTCCTGTGTACGGACATTCTGCGTCGGGAGAAGCGACAGTATGCCCTGCACTCGTTCAAGCCCTCTTCTCGCGTCTTCTGCCGTGTCTCCGTTCAAATCTGCGGCGTTTGTGAGCAGGTATCTGTTCACGGCAAGCTCCATCGCGTCATATGCCGCTTTACGGTCATATGCTCCCTCTGCCTGAGTGCCGTTGAAGGTCTCGTCGCAAATGCTGTAAAGCTCCTTGCTTGTAAGCTTCTTTCCGGCAGCTAAATACTCGGTGAGTATCCTGTAAGCGGTCTTTTCAGACGGAGTGCCGCTTTCCATCTCCCGGTTCTTCTCGTCGCTCTTTGCCGGTGCTTCTTCTTGTGCGACGGTTTCTTTTGTTTCCGTTGCTTCCTTGTCCGCCTCGACAGGCGTGAGCAAATTGTTGTTCTCCGCAACCGCAACCAGTGACTCGATCGCGTCCTCAAGGCTTGTGAAGGCTTCGCTGTACACCGCCTTTGCGTCCTCGATGTGAAGCGGGTCGGAGGCAACTCTGTTTATGCGTGCTCGATATACAGCCTCCCCGTCCTTTCCCGCAGTCGCGGTCACTGCAAAGCCGAAGCCGTTTACTTCTGTATATCTCAATGCATCAAGCCTGTCCCGCAGCCTCGTAAGCTCGTCGTTTTCCTTTGGAGGAGCTTTTTCCGCCGTTTCGGCGGCGCTTTCCTTTGCCTTCGGCTGCTCCGTTTTCGGCTTCTGCTTGGGCGCTTCCTTCAGCTTGGTCGCTTCCGGCTTTGCCTTGTTTTCAATGCGCTGCTCCGTGCCTTCCGCAGCCTTGTAGCTCCTCACCGCGCCCTCTGCCGCATTTGTCCACATATCCACAATGGACTGCATGTATCTTGTGCCCTCGCCCACTTGCTCTTTGAGTGCCTGTGCTTCGCGTCCGGGGCGTGTGGTTATCTCCTTATAATACTGCTTGAGACGAGCAGTAAAGTCTCTGAGCTTCTGTAACAGCTTTTTGTATATGCTCTCGTGTTCGCTTGCAAGGCGCTGGACGATGTTGCTGTCCGGCAGGATATCAACCATAGCGTCTGCGATAACCTCGCGGCTCGCCTGCTCGTAGTCAAGTTTGCCGCTGCTATCGAGGCTCATTTTGCTTTCAATTAGGTCGTTGACACTCTCTCCTTTTCCAGCCAGTGTGCCGAACACAAAGCTTCTGAAATCATTATACTGTGCCGGGTTCCATTTTTCAATAAAATGCGTGAACTCGTGCGCAAAAGTGCGCATCATTGTGTACTTGCCGAGGCTTTCCACGTCCTTTGACGAATAAAGCCCGCTGTTTATATCCACATAGATGGTGTCGTCCTTCCACGTAAAACGCCCCTGCTCGCTTGCAAAGCTGCCGTCAGGCTCTGCCGAAGTTTTATACAGCACAACGTCAACGCCGGTTGCCTCTGCGAAGGTGCTCAAGAGCCGGTACGCCGTGTTCTGCCGATCGTTAAACGTGCTTTTCAGCTCTTTCAGCGTCACGCCCTCGCCCTTCACAACGCCCTTTCGATTCAGCTTGCCCGGCTTGGCCGCCGACTTCACCTCTGTCTGCGCCTGCGCTGCCGCTTTGCTCGCGGAAGCGCGCCCCATATCGAACGCGGTCTTGCGCTGTGCGTCGCTGAGATATGAGAGTGCTGCAGAAGCTGAAAGCTCACTTTCCGGCACTCCGCTTCTGCCCATGTTGTATGCTGCATCGAAAGCTGTGGAGAACTCGCCGATGCCCTTCACTTCTCCGGAATTATACGAAGCTATAACGGCCGGCGCTTCGTCGCCGTACTTCGCCGCATATGCGTCAACATTTTCGGCGTTCGCGTCTGCCGTGTCAGCCTCTGCACCCTGCGCGGCGTCCTCTTCGGTGAGCGTGTCGGCGCTGCTCTCCTGCTGTCCGAGCTTGTATGCGTGGTCTCTCTGCGCCTCCGTGAGGTCGTTTATGAACGAGCCGTTCTGCACAGCATCTTCCATACTCACGCCGAGCTTGCCGTAATTATACGCCTCCTCCGCGCCGCGAGCATATGTTTCTGCGTCTGCTTCGCCGAGCGTAAAATCTTCGCGCAGCAGATCAGCCTCTGTGTCGTTCTTGGCTATCTTGGAAATAGCTTTTTCAACATGATCGGTCTGCTCTGGCTCGCTTGCGTCTGCGCCGCGGTTTTCGGGTGACTCGTCCGCAAAAGCCATGTCATTGGCTTCTATAAGTTGGCTCATTTCCCGCCCTGTAAGCTCTCGGCCGCTTTGCAGCTTCTCATTGTATCTCTCAGCTAGGCGGCGGCTTTTGGTGCCCTCGCCGCTTAACAACCCTTCGTCAACGAGTGCTGCCGCCCCCTCCTTGCCGTATATATTTTTAACTCTTCTGCCCTGCTCCCCTTCGGCAATGGCGCTTGTTGTAGCGCCGAACGCGCCGACGAACGCTCCGAGAATCATGTCATAGAGAATGTCGTCTTTGTCCGAGGCTATTTCCTCAAGTATCGTCATGTCTCCATCGTCCCAGTTGAACACATGATCCGCTATGATGTTCAGCACGTCGCTCAGGCCTTCCTCTGCGCCCTCGCCCGCCGTGTCGAACACCCACTTAAGAACGCCGTTGGTTTCCAGCCGGTCAAATACGCGCGCAATCTTGCCCGCCGTCTTTCCCATCGCCTGACGGCCTAAGCTCTTGCCGTACGCCAGCTCAAATGGACCCGCGAGCTTTTCGGTTATGACCTCAATCGTCGCCGCTTTCAAGCCCTTTGCGGCCGCTGTCTCGGCGTCGTCTCCGGACAGTCTCGCATCCTGAGACTCTGAGCCGTAGACGCGCAGCGCCATGTTTGCAAGACCGGTTATGCCTGTGAGCTTCGCAAACGCGGCGTCGGTGATTATGTCCGCGCCGGTCATCGCCGCGTCTATCGCAAAGCTTCCCGCCGCGCTCGTGCCGTATTCGCTCTTTGCAAGCTGCCGTTCGGCGCTGCTCTGCATCTTGTCGGCGGCTTTATACGTGCTGTCTCTCGCACCTCTGAGGCTTTGCCTATATCTTTCCTCAGCAGCTTGGGCTTCCGCCGCCGCTTCCGGGTTGCGTTCGGCAAAGCGCGCCATGTCTGCCTCTTCCTGCTGCTGCCGGAGAGACTTCCGCTTACTGCTTCCGAGGTCTAATATGCTGCCTGCGGCGTTTGTATACCCTGCTCCCGTGCGATTGAGCCAGCTTTTTATTACGTTGTCTATCCTGTCCGAGGGGCTGTATGTACGTGCCTCGCGTCCCGCCTCCTCGTCAAGCTCGTCAAGCTGCCTGATGATATTCCGGCGTTGCTGTTCGAGTTCGTCGCTTGTCTCTGCCGTTGTTGCATATCCGCTGTTGCGGTCTATCTCGTTTAGCTGTGCCTGTAAGTCGCGGAAGCGCTGCGTCTGGCTGCCGCTCAGTCCGCTTTCATCGCGCCGGTTGTCGCTGCCTTTGAAGAAGTTCTTTATTCTCTCCCCAAAACTCACCTGTTCGCGCTGCGGCTCCTGATATGAAGTTTCGGAGTAGTCGGTGGAAGTGTAGCGCGGTAGTTCTCCGGACTCTACCGCGGCAACATGGTCGAGCAAGTCTTTTATTGGATCAGATGTTCCGGTGCTGCCGCGTCTTTCCGCGGTTTCGCCCGCATTGCTCCGCTTCTGTTCTTCTTCGTCTACATGCGCGAGAAGTCTATCTATGCTGTTCATGGCCGCCTCCTATTATCTGTTCGCACCCGGTCGCGCACTTTGCCGCATCAAGCTTGCATATCTTTGCACCGTACTGGGCGTTATCAGTCCTCGGTCGTACAAGTCTTGAATTTTTGCGGTTGCCTCCTGCATCGACATAGTTCCCTTTTGGTACGCATTTACTGCCTGTAATGCCGCTCTGGCAGCGCCTGTGTTGTCTTTCGCTGTGCTCTTGTTGACGGTTCCGCTTGTATCAGAGTCGTTTCCGCTTCCTCCTGCGCTGCTGCCGCGGCTTCCACCGCCTCCGGAACCGCCAGAAGAGCCGCTGCCCGCATCTACCGCAAGCTGTCCCGTGCTTCTGAGGTATTCTTTTATGAGCGCTTCTGCCGCCTCTCTGGTCATGCCAGCCGCCGAAAGCTCGTCGTCCGTCGGGCTGTAGCCGCTTGCCTTTATGAGGGCATAGAGGTTTGAATACGCCTGCTGTCTGTTGTTCGCCGCATCCTGCTCCTGCTGTCGCGCAAGCGTCTGGTCGTTGTTCCAGTCTGTCATTTGGTCGCGGTATTTGCTGTATTCGTCCGCCGCGAGATCGCCGAGCATCCCGTACTGCTTGGTGAGTGCGTCGCCCTCGGCGTTGTACTGGTCGAGCGCCATCCCGTAGAATTCCGGTATCACGTCGCCCATCTTTTGCAGCGCCGCATCATATGCCTGCTGCCCCACGTTCTGAGCGTAGCTGTTGCCGTAGCCGCCGGTGAGTGCTGCCGCCCGCCCCATCGTGTCACGCATCGCGGCCTTACCCTGCTGCATATACTTGTCTGCATACATGCGGTACATTGGGTCGCTGCCGACGTCGTAGCTGAACGGCTGCCGGTTCGTTATCTTGTCGTATATATCCCGCAGCTGATCGTCGAAAGTGCCTTTGTATTCCGGCTTTTCTGTCGCGCGCTGCACAGCCGTGTCAAAAGCCTCAGGATTATTCTTGTCTTTGTCGAGGTTAATCGCCATATCTTGTACTCCTTTCAATCCGTCCGCAGCCAACAATAGGCCGCCTTATACGGCATCATGTTATTGTGAGCCTCCGAGCTTCCGGTTTCGGCGGTTTTGCACATTTCATAGCCCCAAGACGTTGTGACGTTGTCGCCCTTTGAATCGGTCATGGCGGCGGGAAAAGCGGTAGTTGCCGTGTAATACTCGCCGGTAGCATTGCCCCAATAGATCACGTGGCTATGCTTCGGCATTTCGGCCTCGGTCAGCGTGTGCGCCGCTTCACCGCCGGTGGAGTTCAGCGGGTATTTGCCGCCCGCGGACACCAGCGTCAGCCCCTCGGGCTGCCTTTCCCATGTGCCGCCCCAGATGTCCGCCGGGTCTGTCTCCGCTGCAAGCCATACGTACATTCCGACGGGGCAAATCAGGTCGACGAGATTTCCAAGCGATGCAATAAGCGCCTGCGTAAGTGCAGCAGTACCTATTCTGAGCGTCCAATCTTCTGGAACTTCTATTGCCTTGTCGTGCTGCGGAGCCATTCCGAATCCGATTCCAAGCCCGCTTTCGCGGAATTTCATTGCCCACACTCTTGTTGGCAATTTTGTTGTGCTTATTCGCTCCCCACCGAGAGTGTCCCGCACCGTCAGCCGCACCCGATACGTCTTATCCGGCGAAAGCGTACCGTATAAAACGTTTGCGCTGCCTGCCGTGATCTCTGTATCGGAGCCGTAGTTCCCGCTCTCTTCGGCAAGCGCAGCATAAACCTTGCAGGTGTTCTGCCCTTCCACAGAACTGAATATGGGCGTAGTCTTTACGGATATGTAGCCCTCGTCGTCGTTTGCCGCGCCGCTTGCGTCACACCGGAATATCTCCGTCGCCGTAAGCGTCGGCGCAGCATAGGCGATTGTGCTTATTTGAAAACTGACGCTTGCAGATCGCCCGCGGCTGTCAGTCACCGTGAAAACAGCTGTTGCGTCATCCGTGAGAATTGGGCTGCGGTACGGGACGGAAGTGACCGCCGCTCCTGCACATACAAGCTTATATTCTGCTATACTCGCTCCCGCGCAGGCCGATAAGTCGATGTTTGCCTCAACTACCGTCGCTTCAACGCGGGAAAACCCGCGTATATACCCAGTCATGCCCGCAGCAGCTCCGGCGTTATAAGCTGCCACGGATACGCCGCCCTCCTGTATAGCAGGCCGCATATTCGCATCGGCAGTTATCTTTATTTCCGCCGTGACCGGCTCCCCCGCCGCAACGGTTCCCTGTAAATCTGCGTAGGTCTGTATGCTTACAGACACACTTATTGCGGGCTTGTCTGTAAACTCTGCCAGCCACGCGCGCGGCACCGTAACGCTGAGCGACTCCCCAAACAGCTCCGACGTATAAAGCGGCGTATTGCCGCACTTAAACGTCGCTCTGTGACAAAAGCTGTCGCCTGCGCGCCTCATCGCTATTGCCAGCGTATCAAGTGTATATAGCGCCGTCGGGCAAGATGCTATTGTTGACGCTCCGGGTTCGGTGGATATGCTAAGAGCCGTAACGTTTACAAAGTTCCACAGGAAATAGCTTGTGTTGTTGGGGAAGATGTAAACATACGCAGTCACGTTTCCGGGGAGGTTCACATTGATCTCGCCCGTAGAAATATCGTAGTCCTTGCCGTTACCGGTTATGATCAGCGTTCCTTGACTCACCGATCCTGCGCCTGCATTGACGTGCGACGTCGCCGAGGTCGTTATATAGAAGTCGAGTCCGCTCCATGAATACGACGCACTGTGCGCCAGATGTGCCCCCGTGAAGCTCAGCTTGCTTACGCCGCCCGCAGGCGTCGTGAAGGTGTAGCGGAGCACGCGAGTGAGCTTGTTTGCCGTCTCAAAGCCCGCGAGATACCCCGTATGGCTCGCGCCTCCGCGGTATGCGGCGCGCCCTGTTGTTGTAATGCTGCTCATGCCGTATACCTCATATCTTTCGCATGCCGAAGCCGCCCGCCGAAGTAATAAGCCAACTGTCGCCAAACTGCATGCTCTCTTCGGCCTGTACTCTGCTTATGTGCAGAACGCCGTCTTCGCTGTTGAAGTAGCCGCGGCGAACTCCGTCTATCCAGAATTGCCAGCCGGTGGACGTGTACAGGCCGAAGGTCTGACCGCTTGAAAGGTAATAGTATGTATAACCGTCCTGCGGATTGTTGCTGTCCCCCGGCGCGCACTCCCCGCTGAATTGGAGATTCTGAGATATCGCAATACCGGTAACGTATTCTCCGGTTTCCGGGTCTTGGACAATGCCGCGCCTTATTTCTCCGTCTATGGATGTGTAATAGCGCTGAAGCGCTTCTATATCGTCCTGTGCAGACTCTATTGCCGAGTCATAGTCGTAGCTTTCGACAACGCCGCGCGCCGTCGCGGTTATCTGCGCCTGTATATTCTCCTGAAACGTGCCGAACTCAGACTGCGCCACATATACCGAGCTAAGTGTGTCAACGCGCTCGTCAGCATAGTGCATAACAGAGCTGTCGCCCGATGTAATTTTTTCCGCGAGTTCGTTCGCCGTCTTGACTATGAGCGATTTTAAAGACTCCGCGTTCTTGCGTATGTCCTCCGCGGTCTTGTCTTTGCTCGCCGCCATCATCGCTTTTTGCACAGACGGTGCCGCAGTGATCGCCGTGCCGTCGGAAGCCGCTGCGGCAACATCGTTAAGCTCATTCACCATGCGCACAAGGTACGCGCGCAGGTTCGCAATGTTCTGTGTCACGCTGCCGGACAGCATCGGCGGCATTTCGTTTATAGCCATCACATATCGCTCCCCTTTTCAAGCAGGCGGGCAATAGAGAATATCTTCACGTCCCCCGCCCCGCTCAGTCGAAGTCTCATGTGGTCGCAGCGCCGCGGGCAGACAGGCAGCGTCACGGTTCTTGTGCCGCTCGCCGCTTCCACTCTGCCTGCAAGCTCCCATTCGCCGGAAGAGTCGTATTCAATATCCATTTGCAGTGTGGCCATAGCCGCCATGCGCAGCCTGATGTTATATCTGGATATATATTTCTTGTCCGGATACTCGTAGTACATTATCCCCGTCTCGGCAAACCACGATATATTTCCCTCCGCGCTTCCGGCAAGGCCGTTAAGGTCGTATATTGTGTTTCCCGATAGGCAGTACAGCGAGTCGTCAAGTCTGCATATCTGATCTGCTCTTAGACCGTCCTCACGCATCCACAGCCCTTTGGATATGTCATAGCAGAACATCTGCGGTTTCCCGTCTGAGTCCTCCATGCTGATGTAGTAGCGGCGTCCGAACGCTCCCGCAACGGCTTTGTAATAACGCTCGTCTCCAAGATCCGATGATACGCCCTCAGGGAATCCGCCCTGCCACGCGCATACATCCGTGCGCGATTTGTAGTAGAGCACTTCGTCGACAACCGCAAGGCTGCGGTCGCTGCCCTGCTGAACGCCTCTTGCGGGCGTGTCAGAAACGCTGTGCGCGCCGGAAGACGAGACGGAGATTCTGTGGATTCTGTTCTCCTTGAAGAACACCGGACTTCCGAGGAAGTTTATGCAGCCCGTCCACACGCCGTCTGAACCTACAGATGCCGTCCAGCTGTCCGTGCTGAGGCCGAGATACTGCCGCCAGTTCTTGAAGTCGCCGAGTGCGCAGCAGTAAAGCTCGTTGAGGTTCTGCGTACCGTCGTTGCCGTAGCGGCATCCCCATAATCGGTTCTGGCACTCGCAGACATAGTCCATGTCGGGGGCGGTGCGCTTTATGCTGATCTGCGCATTTTCGTCCGTATACTCGTTTTCAAGAACGCCTATCACAACTATGAAGTCGTTTTCGGCGTCATCTCCGTCCTTGCCGCCTATGCCATATATAATCTTGGAGCCGTTGAGATCGTCGAAATGCGCCCCCGCAAGCTCTACCCCATCATACTCCTTGAACAGGTTCGTGACCTGCCCCTGCGTTGAAAACGTCAGTTTGGTATACACTGTCTCAATCGTTACCCACATTGCCATACTCACACTGTACTGTTTAAGCACTCCGTTTGCAGTGTCAATCCACAGTGCGTCGTCTTCCGGGTCTGCGGGCGCTGTGGAACCCTCGGTAGCCGTGCCGTAAACGCTGCCGTCAGAGTTGCACATCTCGTATTTGGCAGTCCCGTTGAAGCTGTAAGATGCCTCCATGCTGCCATAATCGCTGCCGTCTATGGTGTTGTAGTACATCTTATCGGGGAATATGCAGATGTATGCCCCCATGCTGATAAGCTGCTTTCGCCCGGCTTTAAGCCCTGTTATAGGCGTTGCAAGCGAATTATAATAAAGCGTCCCGTTATCCACATAACCGAGCGCGTCTTTTTCGATCATTCCCTGTGCCGCGGTAAGCGAGTCCGTAACAACACTGCGCTTCTGACGCACGGCAAGCATAGGGTAGAACTTGCTTGTGAGGTTTTCGGTGTTGTAAAACTCGCCGTCCCGCAGTTTTATGTTGTGGTTGTATCCGAGGAAAGTGTCCGTCACCTGCCGAAAGGTGCTTTCTTCTGTGAGTTCTGGATATCTCATCGCGCACCCCTCAGTAATAAATAGGTGTGGAGCCTTTCGGCATGTGCGTCCTGTTGTATTTCATGGCGTATTCCGATAAATCAGCCTGAAACATGCTGTTGCTGTTATTGAATTTGCGGTATTCGTTGTTGGCGTAGTCTATCTGCGCCTCCAACCAGTGTATATACATCGAGTTATACGGAGACGGTACCAGCAGAACCGTGTCTGCGTCGTACTCCTCCGGAAGCTCCGGCGCGCGCTCGCCTGCATTGAGTTCGTGGGTGTCAATCAGCCTATCTTTTATTTGCGCGTCCAGCTCATACAGCCAGATATATTTTCTGCTCTGCGAGTATGCGTTGGGTTTAAGCTCGTCTATGCTCTTGATAGCCTGTCCAGCTGTCATATGTATCACTCCTTATTCAAAACGGCGCACCGGAATGAACAGTGCGCCGTTTGTATTTATGCTCTTTTGGATGCGCGCTGTTCGAGGTATTCCAAGCCTTCTTCGGTTGCCCGCTCGCTGTTGCGAAGAACTTCCGCAACGCAGGCCGGAACTTCTACCTCCACGCCGCGCTGGATGAGGAAAGTGCGATTGTTTACCGCTACGAAGACGTCTCCGGTCTCGTCTTTGGTCTTGGGGAGGCGGATTCTCACCTTTTCCTCGACTGCTTCCGCTGCGTCAATGGTTTCCAGTTTTGCCATAATAAAACTCCTTTCTTCGTATGCGCAGAGGAGGCAAAGCCTCCCCCGCGCCATATTGAACCGTCAGTTGGCTTTCGCCGTACCGCTGAAACGCTTGGAGACAGACTCAACACGAACCAGATAGTTCGGCATGAGTATTTCTGCGGTTTTGAGCGCTTTCCAGCCGACGGAGCTGCGCTGATCGAGCGGGTCGGCAGTACCGGCGCTGCCCTTCTGCTTGACAAAGGTCTGCATACCGCCGCCCTCGACCTCGGTCGTGCCGTACGCGCCGTCGGCGATGAACAGAGTGGCGAACACGCTGTAATAAACGGCGGGATTGCCGCTTGCTGCCGCGGTCTTTACCGGGCAGGTCTCGTCATTCCAGATCTTTGCCTCGGTAGTCTGCACGAAGCGCACACCGGCTATCTTGCCGATCTCGCCGGTATACAGGTTGTCAGGCTGTGCATACTTGTGCGCATCGATCCATTCGGGGTCGCGCATCAGGTCATATGCGACGTACGGGTGGATTATGGCGACATAATCGCCGTCGATGGTGGGCGCATTCTGCGCGCGGAGCTTGGCAACAACCTGCTGCACAACGTCAATGGTGAGCTGAGACGTGGTATTCAGCCCGCTGCGGCTCGTCACTTCGGTTTCGGCGCCGCCGGTGCCGATCTGCGGGCAGTAGGTCACGTTGGTGCCTGCGCACAGGATGTTGCGGACAACAGTGTCAAGGGTCAGGCCGCCCTGTCTGCCCAGAAGCTTGGTCGCCTCAAGAACAATCGGGTCAAGGGCGGTCAGTTCAAGGACATCGGACATGACGATATAATCGCCGAACTGCTTAACAGTCGCGGTGATAGTCGTCACGTCAAGGCTGTTGCCGTTCGGAGTGACGCCCTCAGTGAGCGGAGTCAGCGCCTTAGCGAGGGAACTGAACTTGCGGAATTCTATGGTCTTGCCGCCGTTCTTGGGAATGGGGCGCTTCTGGCCGAACTGGTCGTGAACCAGCTGTGCCTGCGCCTCGTCGAGCAGCGTCATGTCATAGAAGGTCTTCATTTCCGGCGAAAGGTCGTTGCCGGTACTGTTGAGCAACGTGGTCTGCGTTGCAAAGAGCTGCATATTCATAAGCAGCATGGGAAACAGGATAGATTTGATTTTCTTCATTTGTTGTTCTCCTTTATGAATTTTGAGGAGAAGCCGGTCTTCTGCGTCAGAATACTATTTTCTCCCCTCTGGCTACGCGGCGGGCTATTTCCCGCCTGTCTGCTTTGGTGAGCTGCGACACATCGCTCTTAATGACCGCCGCCCCCTGAGACATTGCGCCCTCGCTGGGTCTGCGGCCTCGCGCGATCATATCATTCGCAATCTTCTTTTCCACGGTCTTTGCGGCAAAGTTCATTCCTCGTGTTATGATCTCGTCTTTGTGGACAACCTCGTAGGCCGTCTGCACCGGGATGTTGCTGCGGAGAAGCGACTGGAAGTCCGCGTTCTGAAGCTCCGCTGCAAGGTCAAAATCAGGGTATATGCGCTTTGCCTCTTCTGCCTGATTGAGCCATGTACTGTACAGCTTGTCGGCCTGCTCTTGGGTTTGGCGCTCCTGCATCTGGCGCTTGAGGTCGGCGTTCTCGCGCTCCATCTTGCGCACCTGCTTAAGTTGCTGTACGCTCATACCACGCTGCATTGCTTCTTCCTCGAAGAAACTGTCGTCATCCTCTATGGCCTTGCCAAGCGCCTCTACGTCGCCGTTCTCCACGCCGTACTTCCTGCATAGCAATTCCAGAGTAGGCGACAGCGCATCATAGCGGCTTACCTTTTCGTCGGTCGCCTTAAAACGTCTGCGCACAACGTCATTGACTTCCGCGTCATAAAGGTCTTTGTACTCGCCCTTGATAAGCGCCTTGAACTGGCGCGCTCTGGCCTGTTCCGGGCTGTCTCCGGCTACGGTCTCTCCTGCCGCGCCCTGCGCCTCTCCGGCGGCGTCCGCCTGCTTGCCATACTTCACGCCTGCGAGTGGATTGCCCGCGCCTGTTGATTGCTGCCCGGCGTCAGCAGCGCTTACGCCCGTTGCGCCCGCTGCTCCGGTGCCGCCTCCGGCTCCTGCGCCGCCTTCGGCGAAAAGCTGGATGTCGAAACAGTCAAGGCTAATGTATTTGCTCATGGTATCCTCCTGTCCGTTAAGCGAACGACTCTTTAACCTGTCCGTATGGTGGACGACTCCTATTGATACGCCCTCAGGCGGTCTCAAACGGTTTAAGCTCAATGTTCTTTGGGAAATTCTTCGCCAGCAATAACATACCTGTCTGCACAACGAAGAACGTGTGCAGGGCTTCGGCGTAGTGTTCCGGCTTGGGCTTGCACTGCACCTTCATGTGCCCCTCGTGTATTATGATCTTCGGCTCGCCGTCAAATTGTCCGGCCTTTGCCATAAAATCTATGTTCTGCGCCGCCGTATAAGCGAGTGTGGAAGCCCCGGCGCATACAAGATCGCGGCCGCGAGCGCCGAGGCCGGAATGCCCGCGAACGCTCATTGTCAGCGTGCCTTTTGTTTTGTCAACGATAAAAGCTGCCCGTATCATGTGCTCTCCTTATCTCGGCGCAGAAGCTTCCGCAGCCGTCTGCCTTGCATTTTTCGTCACGCTGCTTTCGCTTCCTGTGTCCGCGGCCGCGGGGTTCACGGTTCCGGGTGCTGCCGTCGGAGCCTGCATCCCGAATTGAGCCGCAAGCGTCTCGGCAAGCTGCCCGCCCGTGCCAGCATCCAGCGTCTGTGCAAGCTGTAAAGCAACGCTCTGCGCCGCAATCATCTGCTTATATATCTGCCCGTTCTGGGCTATCTTCTGCATCACGAACTGCTTGCGGTCAAAGTCCATCATGTCAAGGCAAATGAGCGCCGCGTCAGCCTGTTCCGGCACGAAGAAGCCCGCAGAATAAAACTGCAAAGCCAACTCATTTTGGCTCATTTTGCTGTATGGGCTCGCTTTTTCCGCTGTGACTTCAACGTCAAACAGCGGCAATCTGTACCCGACTTCGACGCCCAGCTCCATTGGCGTGCCGCCTACCAGCTGTCCTTGCGCCTGTGGGAGAATACCGGCGTTGGAGTACTGCACAAAGCGCTGTGCGCCGTTCTCGCCAATAATACGGAAGCAGCGCGCGGTGTCATAAAACTGTCGTATCAGCTCTATGACCATCACCTGAACCTTGCGGAAAGCTCTGTAAGCCGCCTTGTTGCCGTCGCGTGACAGCTTGCTGCCGGCTTCCTGCATGGCTGCTATTGCGCTTGCCGCCGTAACGCCTCCCGTTGTTCCGCCGGACGATACGTCGCGGTTGCCCGTCGTCTCCTTGAGTTCGTCAATCTTGTTGTTGATAACAGTGACATATATCTCATTGAGTGGGTTTACCGGTATGGGCTTCACGTAGTCGTCCGACAGTGAGCCCTCAACATGCACGATCTTCTTCGTGGTATCGACGTATTCCTGCTCGTTTATGCCTCCGTCGATACGGGAGAAGTGCCGCGGCGAGGCGTTAAAGAGCAGGTTTTCCATGATCGCCTTGTCTCCGCGGTCTATGTATTCCTGCGTGCGTTTGCCGACGTCGATGTACGAGAAACCGCACGGAGTCCCCTTGCAGGAGAACAGCGGATCAAACACGAACGGGTAAAGCCCATGATTATACCAGCCAGCAGACGCATAATCCGGATCGTTTTCGGTGGCGAACAGCGGTTCCTGCTGCCCGGCAACAAACTTGCAGTAGTGGAGCACGGCGCGCCCGTCCTGCATCTTTTTGTAATACCAGTCCACAACAACAGACTTTTGCGTAGTGTCTATCGTGTCGTCATAGACGTACTTCGCAATGTCCATGACCGGCGCTGCAAGCTTGCCCGCGAGCTGCGGGTACTCGCTTTCGAGCAGCTCGTTGTCTCGGAGTGTGGCATAAAACAGGTTGCGTGATTGCTGAATATCCGATATACCGGACTCCCAAAAGAGATTTATAACGTCTATGGCCTCAATGTCTATGTCACCAAGCCCGTTGAGCTTGGTGTTATCCCAGAACACGCCATACACGCCGGTGCCGCCTATCAACTTGTCGTCCATGACGCTGCTGTACACCTGCTCGAAATCGCACTGGTCGAGGATTACCGGAATAATGGACGACAGCATCTCGGCCTCGGCCTTGTCTCCTTCTTCACGTGGCAAGATGTTGGCGCGCGGGAAGTTGTCCATAGCGTCTGCATGCTTATTCGCAATGGCGTTAAAGAGCCAGCCGGACACCGGCTCCACCTGACCGTCGCCGTGTTTGCGCATGCAGTCCCATTGCCGCAGCTTGTACCACTGGTGGTTGTCGACAATGCGGCGCTCAAGGTTTGCCTTGCCCTCTTTGTACTTCAGGAGGGTCTGCCACGCCTCGGCTATTTGGTCTGCGCCTATGCGCTGTGAAAACGCGTTGTGTGTTTCGACATTCCCCACGGGGAGCGCGCTAAGGTCTATCGACTGCATCAGCGCCATGTTTCCCATACTCCCCGCAGGCGGTGCGTCCACCGGCAGTGCGCCGGATGCGTCGCTCTCGACCGCGTCGTCGCGTGGGCGCTTATTTAACATCGCCATGTATTATCTCCATTCTCGGCACTCGCTGTGCCGGCATAATATCTGCTGGATCAATATCCAAAAACATTTTTAGCGGGTCAGCCTGCTTTGCTTCCGGGAGCGGAGCTTTGCGTGGCTTTATAGGCCGCGTCATCAGAAAGTAGCGTACCTCGTCGGCAACGTGATCCTCTCCGTCCGTGTCCAAATCCTCTACCCTGTGCTCGTCGTACTGCAAAAGCGGCATTGTGCGAATAAACGCCTTGCAGTTTTTGAATACATACATCATCGGGTAGCCGTTATCGTCGAAATACAGCCTGTAATGCACCTGCATCCAGCCGGGGAGCCTCGCATGGTCACCCTTGTCGAAATAAACTCTGTATCTCGTTGCAACGTCCGCTATACTCTCTCCGGTCTCCGCGTCCCATATTGCCGGGTCCGCAACGCCCTGTATCGTTTTCCCGCGCAGCCAGCGGTGCTCGGTCTCTATCCGGTGTATCTCCGCGAACACGCGCTCAGGTGTCCATTTTACGCCCTCGTTAGGGGTGTCCGTGCATCCGTAAAGCTCAAGTATGCGGTAAACAACGCCGTCATAATCGACAGCCCACCACGCGCAGGAGAAGGGTTTGGCGTAGCCCCAGTCGAAAGAGCGGTATATGCGCCAGCCGTCCGGTATCTCGAACGGCTCTATAACATGCGTCCACTGTCGGTCGGTGTAGTGCTCCGGCCGGTCGGCGAACTCCTCAAAGAATTGCCCCTCGTATATATCCCAGTCCCCGTCAAGCCACGCCTTGCGCAGCTTGGGCGGAAGCGCCTCCAGCTTGCGGACGTATTCGGGATCTGCCTGCATCAGCGCGAGATTGTCGCGCACAAGGGAGCGGATAAAGCTGTAATCATCCGGATTTTCGCCGGGCTTATACTGCCGGTCGACGAAAAGCCGTTTGACCCACGCGTGACCGACGCCGCCGGGGTTGCAGGTGTAATAAATACGCTTCGGGTAGCTGTTCACGCCACGCACACAGGCGCTGAGCTTGTCCATCTTTGCCTCGCTCTGGTGGGTAGCCTCGTCGACAAACAGCACGTCGACCTCGGTGCCCTGAAAGCGATCCGCGTCCTTCTCGTTGTCGCAGTAGCGGAAGAGTATGCGGCTGCCGTTGGGGAATGTGATATGCTTTTTTGCATCGTTGTAGCTCGCTACACGCTGCGTCTTGTCCTCCGCGTGGCAGTGCAGCATCTCGCACAGTGGGATAATGTGGTTCTCTTGCAGCTCCGGGTACGTGCGCCGAATTATCATAACCTTTATGCCGGGGTAGTTGAGGCACAGCAAAACAGCCTTAACGCGCACCGCCCAGCTCTTGCCGCCGCCTCGCGCACCGCCGAAGCCGATGTACTTGTGCGTATCCGTTAAAAAAAGCGCTTGCTTTTCGTTCGGCGGCGGAAACGTAAAGCTGCTCATACGCCATACTCCCTGACGTCCGGGGCGAAACTTACCGTTACCTCAGACGTTGTGCTGCTCTCGCTGTCCTTGCGAAGCTTGTCAATGCGCGCCTGCTGCTCGGCCTTATCCAGACTATCCTTGTTAAGCCCCTGTATGCGCTGCAGGGTCGCCAGCGCGTCGGTAAGCAGGTTTACGGCCTTTGCGTTTGAGGTATCGCAGCGCTCAATCGCCTCTGCTATGCGCTGTGTCATGGCCGCCGCAAGCGTTTCAAAATCTGCCGCCGCGTCTATCCGTGTGGACACAGCAGCCTCGTGTATGGCCACGTCCGCCTCGCGCTTGACCTGTGCAGCCTTTTCCACCCACTGTTCGCTCGTAGCGTGCCGGCGAAGCGTCGACATGGGCACTCCGTACTTTGCACACAGCAGCCTGTACGATGTGCCGCCCGCGATATATTCAGCTTGGATTTTCGCCCAATTGGGCTTGCCCTGCTTTTTGCTCAAGTTGCCTCCCTCCCGGTCGTCTGCTCCAAGCATAGCATCTCGCAGCTCCGAAACTAAATCCCCCCTACAGCGAAAAATAACGGGAGGCAAGAAACCTCCCGTTTGAACTATGCCCATTTGCCTGCAAGCATCCGGGCAATCCTGCAATCCGCATAGTTGTGGATATCTCGGCAATAAATATGCTTGTACTCAATGGCGCTGCCTGCAAACGTCAGTCTGAGCGCCGTCCCCGGCTCTACTCCCTCGCAGTATATTGCCTGCGCGTCCTCACAACGATAAAAGGGGCAGCACGCCTCTTTGGATATGTAATGTTTGCCCATGTCATACCGCCTTCCAAACATTGTCCGCTTTGTTTTGCGTCACACTTAATCGCCGCGGCTCCCTCCGATAATGACGGCCATTATCAAGGCGCCAAGCGAGCCGCCGAGGATAAACGCCGCGAGCGCCCATAGCCAATGTATCATGTGTTTCTCCTTTCCGCGTCACCATCAATCAGTCGCATCGCTGTTACCTCCGGTCTTTTTGCATGGCGAACAAAACAGTCTATCAACCCAAGACACTTTTCCGCTACCGCCCGTAGCGCATTTCTTTGATTGGCAAGTTTTATTCTCTTGGTGATAATAAATGCAGTCTTTGCACGGATTTCGCATTATTTTGCGTCACCTCCTCCCAAAAATCAGCTTGAGCAGCTCAATGTCGCACAGCACCCACACGCCCATGCCGCACCGGCGCAACGTCAGAGGCGGGGATTTTGCGGATAATTGCCCTGCATTTCAGCACGCCTATCTGTTCTTTCCCGTCGGGGTCAGTTTCAAAAAATGCCTCGTCGATTTTGGCAAGCAGCTTTTTTAGGCCTATGTATTCATCCATTGTCAGTCCTCCTTTGGTTTATCCAGTGGCAAGCAAGCGCACTCGCAGTATTTGACGTACTGATCGAGTGGAACAAGTACGGTGTCGTACTTTTTGTATTTCTTGCAAAAACCGATACACATCTGCACCGGTTCATCCACCTTGCATACATCGCCAGCACCATAACCGCTTTCCTGCCACTCTTCGAGAGAGTACACTTCTGCGTTGTTAGGATATTGTGTATAACCGCCAAACGACCGCTTCTCTTCGTCTTTTGTTCTGCTTCCCCACAGCCAGCACGGCATACCGAACTTCCAACCGTATATCGTATGCTTGATACTGACCGCAACAAGGTTTCTTTCAGCCATTGTCAGCCCTCCTGTTCCATGCTTCATGCTTTTCGTTATACGGGTCGCTTGACCATTTTGCCTTAAACTTAAAAGCGGTTTCACAACCTTTACACTTTAAGTCCAATGTCATAATGTGTTTCCCGTAATTGCATGAGCCGCCACGTTCTTCAACTTCTCCACCGCAGAATGGGCAAGGTTTCAGTTCAGCCATAATTTACCTCCTATACTTCTTGACCCCGATTTCGATTTTGCACCGCCAGCACAGCCACGCAAAGGCAATGGCGATAACCGGGTAGCCGTAATAATAGCGCTCATTTATCCAGCCGAATGTTGGTATCACCATGAATTCGTTTGTTGTTTTTGCCGCCTTAAATCTCATTGCAGTTCCTCCTTGTCTGTGTATTCATCGCTTGTCTCCATATCATCAAACGTATACTGGCCGGGGAGAACGCCGTCCTCCATCCACCAGTGAAATACATCGCGGCCTGTTGTGCTCATGCGCCAGCTGCCCTCAAGTTTGCCTCGCCGCGGGCGATCTGCGAGCATACGCTCAAATGCGGCTATGTACAGCAGCATAAATTTTGGGTTTCTCGCGAATTCGGCATAACGTTCTGCTTTTCCCGCAAGCGGGCAGCCAACGCAGCCGACGCGCTTCCGCCCCTCGCAGTACAGCGGGTTAACCTCTACGTTCTGCTCGCCGAGGTATGCCCACACATCATCCTCCGTCCAATCTACGATCGGGTTGCAAATGCGTTTACCCTTCAGCTCGCACGACTCAAAAAGTCGCCGCGCGTCATCGTTATCGCAGTTGAGGAGCAACTTTTCGTTTTTGTTACGCCGCAGGATTTCCAAGCTGTCGCGGTCCGCCTTGCGTGCAGGGCTTTCCGCCCACCGGACGCCGGTGACGATAAATCTTTCCTTCCCGTACTGCTCCTTGAGGACTTGGCAGCAATACCGCACAATCCGCGTCGGCGGCATTAACTTTTGAGGTATCAGTGCCCACATGGAGGTACGCTCGCCTTTGTATGTGGGGTGCGCGATAGTGTACTTGATGCCCTTGCCCTCGTATTCTTTCGCTCTCTTGCGGACGTGGTACACGGTTTCGGGCGCGTCCGCTGTGGTGTGGTTATGCACGATCTCAAACGGGATTCCGGCGTTTTCGGCAAGGCGGCATATCACCGCAGAGTCTTTGCCTCCGGAGTCTGTAAGCATAAGCGGCTGCTTATACAGGCGCAGCGACATGTCCGACGCGAGGCGCAGCCGCTCCATCGCTGTATGTTCTTTATCCATTCGTCCTCCTCTTCGCCAGAATCTTGCCCATAATGCCCGCCTCTTCCAGCGGTACCTCGCGGATAACCAGCGCTTTCGGGGCGCGGACTTTGCCGGTTTCGTACAGCGGCACGACTATCTCGTCTGCGTCGGTCTCAAGCTCAAGCAGCGCTATATCGCCCCAGCCTCGCCCATACGCAGCAGACCACCCCAGCGTTGCCATGTGTATTCCCTGCCCGCAATCTTCCACGGGGTCGGTGGTAAACCCATTTGCCTCGGCGACCGCGCCGATGGTGTATGTGAAATTGTTATCCCAATCGGCAACGTATTTGCCATCGCGTTTATGTACGGCCTTATACAGTCTGATTTTACCGTCGGTTATGGTGATACCGTTTGCCGACGCCCAATCGGTGATATTGTCGGGGTTATACACTATGCGGGCATTTCCGGAGGCCTTTATGTTGCCTCGTCTATGTGCGTCTACAACTTGGCTGTTGCCATACGCACAGACGGAGCTGTTGCCATACGCACAGACGGAGCTGTTGCCATACGCACAAACGGAGCTGTTTTCATACGCACAAACGGAGCTGTTGTCATACGCACAAACGGAGCTGTTGCCATACGCACAAACGGAGCTGTTGTCATACGCACAAACGGAGCTGTTGTCATACGCACAAACGGAGCTGTTGCCATACGCACAAACGGAGCTGTTGCCATACGCACAAACGGAGCTGTTGTCATACGC